TACAGCACCTAACGAAACTTTTCCTGCGTATACTTTAGAGGGAGATCTTATTACTGCATATCCTGCCACTATAGATGGTAGTGGGACTCAAAAGGTTAACTGTCAATACTTTAGGTATCCTAAAGATCCTAAGTGGACCTATGTAGTTCTTGCAAGTGGAACACCTGTATTTGATTCTACACAACCTGACTTTCAAGATTTTGAATTACCTTTATCTGACGAGCCATATTTGGTAGCAAAGATATTAGAATACGCAGGTATATCTATAAGAGAAAATGAAGTTTATCAATTTGGTAAAACAGAAGAAACACAAAACATTCAAGAAGAAAGTAGATAACAATGGCATATTTAACTCAGTATCAATACTATGAAAATGCAGGAGTAGCTCCTACAAATACTAATTGGGGTTCATACCAATACGTTAGTTTAGAAGATGTTGTTAACAACTTTATGTTAATGTATAGTGGCAACCACGAACTAATAAACAACGAAGAAAGATATAAGATTTTATTCCATGCTAAAAGAGCAATACAAGAATTAAACTATGATGCGTTTAAAGAAATTAAAACATTAGAGCTTACAGTATGTGATTTAGTAAGGTTTGTTCTTCCTTCAGATTATGTTAATTGGGTAAGAATATCTTTATATAAAGATGGTGTTCTAAGACCAATGACAGAAAACATTCAAATAAATGGAGCGAAAGCATACCTACAAGACAATGATTGTAATATATTGTTTGATGTAAATGGCAATGCACTGTCTCCTCAATACTCACAGCTTGACTTTGATAGAATAACAGGGTCAAAGAAAAGTATTTACCTTAACAAACAAAGCCCTTATGACGGAAGAGAGGGTTACTGCTGTGATGGTAATTGGTATTTTGATTATGCTATAGGTGCTAGGTATGGTTTAAATACTGAGACCGCTAACAATAATCCCACATTTAGAATTGACAATAAAGCAGGAGTTATTAACTTTAGTTCGGAAATGTCAGGAGAAACTTGTATATTGGAATATGTTTCTGATGGTATGGAAGGCGGAGTAGATGCAAACATTACAGTTAACAAGTTGTTTGAAGATTTTATTTATGCATATATTCAATATGCTATTTTAAATAGTAAGGTTGGAGCACAAGAGTATATAGTGCGTAGAGCACAGAGAAATAAATCAGCTTTACTTCGTAATGCTAAAATCAGAATCAGTAATATACATCCGGGTAGACTCTTAATGAATCTACGAGGAAGAGATAAATGGATAAAGTAATATGCCTAATTTAAAAAGGAATTTTATAAAGGGTAGAATGAACAAGTCTGTCGATGAGAGACTTGTGGCTAACGGAGAATACATTGATGCAATGAATGTCCGACTTGGTTCTACTGAAGAGACAGAGATTGGTTCAGTAGAAAACTCCAAAGGAAATTTACTTGCAACCCCTGCTCTTATATCTTTTAATGGATATGATCTTAGTACATCAGCAAGATGCATAGGAGCTTATGAGGATGGTGTAAATGAAACTTTATATTGGTTTGTAACCGATCCTTCATTCAATGTAGCAGGAGCATCTACAGGTAAGTTAGATTTAATTCTTTCTTTTAATATCCAAACAAATATTGTTACCTATCATGTAATAAGTATTAATGATGGAGGAGGAGTAAACACAACATTAAACTTTAATTCACAGTATCTTATTACAGGAGTAGATTTAATAGATGATATGTTATTTTTTACGGATGACCTAAACCCTCCTAGAAAAATAAATGTTACTAAAAGCTATCCTGCTCCGACTACCGCAGGAAGTATTGACGATGCTAATTTAGCTGAAGACATATTGGTTATTAAAGCACCACCTGTAGCTTCTCCTAGCTTTACTTTGTTTAATTCAGGATCTCAAGATAATTTCTTAGAAAATAGATTTATTTGCTTTGCATATAGATATAGATATGAAGACAATGAGTATAGTGCCACATCACAATTTTCAGATGTAGCTTTTTCAAGCAAACCCTTTGGGCTTAATTTAGGTACTTTCTTGAATGAAGGGATGATTAATCTTTTTAATACGGCAGAGGTTACTTACAACACAGGAGGACCGTTAGTTAAAGGAATTGATTTGCTATTTAAAGAAGCTGATAATACAACTATTCGTGTTATTGAAAAGATTGAGAAGTTTGAGAATGGAGTTCAAGTAATATCTGATAATATTGATGCAACATTTGAGTTTGATAATAGCCGTATATATACGGTATTGCCTTCATCAGAGATATTAAGACTATATGACAATGTGCCAAGATTTGCAAAAGCCCAAAGTATAATGGGTAATCGTTTGATGTATGGAAATTATGTAGATGGATACAATTTAATAGACAAGAACGGAAATGATTTAAGGCTTAATTATGTTGCAGAGCTTCATACTGATGCTATAGACTTAACAGATATACCTCCATCAGCTATAAACAAAAGCTCTTTTCCGTCTTATATAGGGGGAGCTACTCCAACAAATTCACAATTAAATATAAATTTAGCAGGTCAAACTCTCTCTCAAGGATCCACTCTTTTTATTTCAATTACTTTTACTCATAGTAATTTTGGAGGTCCCGGAGCAGCACCTGTTGAAAAAACAACCAATAAAACCATAGCTTTAACTTTTAATTTACAGCAAGACTACGCATCAGTTCAAGCAATGGTAGATAGTCCTGAATTTAGGGATGCAGTGGGAGATGACACTAATATTGACACAATGGCTAATGCTTGTGTTGGCTCTACTCTTACAGATCGAATGAGGTGTGCATTACCATTAAACTTAAATGCATATACTAAGACCAATACAGGACTAACGGGATTTTCACCCTCCCCTAATAGCGAGGGGATGTGGCAACCTACAGCAGCAGGATCAAATGTGATAAAAATTCCTTTGTTAGCCGCTTTATATGTAAATGGAGCCCAAAATGTTTTTGAGTATTATAAAATAGTTACAGCATCAGCACAAATATACAATACCACAAATGCAAAAAGTCTACATAGTGATAGAGATTATGAAGTGGGTATTGTGTATATGGATGAATTTAATAGGGCTACTACTGCATTAGTGAGTGATCAAACAAACACTGTTCATGTTCCGTGTGCTAATTCAGATTTGCAAAATCAAGTAAAGGTTATTATTGATCAAACTATGCTTGCCCCATCATGGGCAAAAAGGTATAAGTGGGTAATGAAACAAGACCAAGATACTTATGAAACTGTTTTTTCACAATTTACTGTTAATGATCCTAACAGTAACTATGTGTGGTTTTTACTTGAAGGAGAGAACGCAAACAAAGTTGCTGTTGGAGATAAGTTAAAAGTAAAGACAGATAGTAATGGAGCTGTTAACACTTGTGTGTTTACAACTGTGTTAGATAAACAAGCACAGCCTGAGAATTTTTTATCACCATCAACTCCTTCACCGCCTTCACCATTGTCTACGGCAGGCGTGTATATGAAATTAAACCCAAACAATTTTGCAGTTAATGTATCTGTTACTAATTCGTCTGTTGATTATGGCAGTGAAACAATAAAGCGAGGTGATAGTTTTAACCCTATTACGAGTAATCCTCCTGCTATGGCTTATACTGTAAATAGCGAGGTTGGAGGTGTTTATGTTGATGATGAGGTTCCTGTCGGAAGTAGAATTGAAATGTTTATTGAGTTTAGGTTAGACGGAACACTATTTAGTGGTTGTGAGAAAAATATATATACCATTGACAAAACTTATATTGCGAACTCATCTTATCCTAATTTAGCTGATTGGTTTTTTGGGGATAGTATTGATGTAACACAAGGGGTTTCTGATGTAGATCAAGGAGTTGTTCCTAATGGTAATTTTATTTCAGGATTTGGAAGCACTACTAATGTTTCAGGTAATCCTATTCCTGTTCCTATACCTAATGGAACAGCCTCACCAACTCAGTTTAAGTCGGACACTTCTATAAATAAATACGGCTTTGTTAGGCAAGTACAAAACAATCAATTAGTATTTGCTTTAACTTCAGGAACAGAATCCTGCTTAGCACCTCTTAATGATGATGCTAAATCACACATTACCTGTCATATAAAACTATTTAAAGCAGGAGAACCATTTGTATTTGAGACTGAGGCTAAGGATACTTCGCCTGATATATTTTATGAAGGAGCTATGTCGTATCCTATTGATGCTAATGGCTTTCACTTAACTACGAATCCTTCTGAACCTAACAATATAGATCAAGATGCTACCACAGCAGGAGTAGCTTATCTTGACTTCTTTAACTGTTTTGCTTTTGGGAATGGAGTTGAAAGCTATAAGATTGAGGATTCGCTTATAGGTAAATCATTTGCTCTTGGCAATAGAGTAACTGCAGTAGCAGCACAAGACTATAAAGAAGCTGATAGATTTGCAGACATCACATATAGTGGTATAGTAAGCGGTGTGAGCAATGTAAATAAACTTAATGAGTTTAATCTTGGGCTAGCCAACTATAAGTCCTTAGAGGAGTCGTATGGATCGCTAGAGATATTACACGCAAGGAAAACAGACTTACTTGCTTTACAAGAAGATAGAATATCTTTTGTTCAAGTAGGAAAGAACTTGCTAAGTGATGCAGTAGGTGGTGGAGCAGTAACCTCAGTGCCTGAAGTGTTAGGTCAGCAAATAGCAAGACCTGAAGAGTATGGTATAAGCCATAACCCTGAGAGCTTTGCAGTGTATGGATACGATAAATACTTTACCGATGCCAAACGTGGAGCAGTATTACAGCTAAGAGGAACATCAGGACCTAATGAAAACTTAATTGTAATATCTGAGGCAGGTATGCGTAGTTGGTTTAGAGACCTGTTCAATACTTCTTTTAATACACAAAAGCTAGGAGGATACGATCCTTATATGAATGAGTTTGTATTATCATCCAATGATACGCTTTTGCCTAGCGTTAAAGATTGTATTGTTTGTGGAAAAGGAAAGCAAATATCTGTTCAATCAGGAGCACCCTATACTTTTTGTGTAGATTTTTCAGGTAATGTGGGGGATGTGGTATTAGCATATAACATTACGTCAGGTATAGCAAACATATCTGTAACATACAATGGTGTAACCACAAACACAGGGAGTGTTACCGGAGCAGGTACATTTACTTTTTCTAAAGATGTTGTGAATGTAAATACTGCAAGCATAACAATTACAGCAATAGATGGCAATGCTTCTTTATCACTAGAAACGCCTTGCCCGATTCGTACAGAGATGGAGATAATCAAAATAGTTCTTACATCAAATGTAAATGCTAATGAGTCTATTCACAATCAGTTTAGATATACAGCAGGAACATATGTGTCTCGAACTAATTCTTCAGGTATGGTTTTCAAATCAGGATCAGCCACACCAATCGTCAGTGAGTACACAAGATTAAAAGGAGCTAAAGGGGATGGTATTATTCCTACTATTGGAAGTACAGTTACTATGATTAGTAGTAAGCAAGGTTTTGACAACTTCGTATTCGATACCAACAATAGCAAGTTTAGATTTTTAAGAAGCAATACTTTATATGATGGAGGTTCTTTAGCTGACATGACTACTATGATTGCTGCATCTACTCAGGCATTACCACTTGTCACTACAAGAGCACCTCAGCAATACTCTGCTGACTTCACAATGCCTGCAGGAACAGAAACATATTTATATCTTATATATGACTATAGAGATATTTACCAATGGGGATTATGCTTTGATGCATCAGTGGTATTGGATGTGTGTTGTAACTGTACACATAATTGGTATCTAGTTAGAAATTCAGCCGATGCTGAAGAAGAATACTTTGCACAATCAGCAGTAGCATTAGTTATTGGAACACATTATAAATTAAGAGGACTAGGAGATAGATGTTTTGAAGTAATTAGCACAACAACTACTCGTCCAACACAAACAATAGATGTAGCTTGTACACCATAAAAAAATAAAGAATGGCAGCTTTTGGAACATATTATATTGATGCACCAACCCTAGAGGGAGCAACCGCAGTATATACAGATGCAGCACTAACAGTGTGTGCTACAGATGGAGTATATTCAGATGGCATTATATATCGTCAACAAACCTCTTGCTCATTGGGAGCACCGCTAACTTGCCCAAGTTGTGTGGGTGCTTGTACAACTCCTATCGCAGGAACAGGAGCACAAGGTGTTTACAATGTGGCTTTCAATGTAGGTACAGGAACGGGAGCAGTGATTATAACTTTCACTCCTACAGGAGCAGCAGTCCCTAGTGCATTACAAGCTACATTTGATGGAGCGATATACAATGCTTTTAGTACAGCAAACTTTGGATATAAAGCAGGAACTGCAGGACTGCCTACGTTTGTAGGTGATACAGCAGCAGACTGTGGTATTGTAGCGGGAAGCCCTTATACATTAACTGAGTATAGTTATTCAGGAGGTGTCTTTTCAGCTACAGGTAGTACTGTTGTTAAGACAGTAGTTGCAGGTCAGATGCAAATGACTGTAGGTGTTCCGGGAGCTTGTGTAATGGTAGTGCCCAAAACAAGTCTTACTGCTAACTTAGATATTGAGATAACATCTCCATGTGGTACGCCACCTGCTTGGTCTATAGCGGCCACTTGTCCTACAGCACTAACAGGCTTTTCATCTACTACAGATGTGTCAGCCACTTCACTTGCTGCGTGTGCCTTGGCTACACCAACAACTTATTACAATGCCCCTGTAACGGGGACGGCAGGTAATCCAAACTTATATGATTGGATATTCACAGATGTTAACGGACAGTTTCCTTTGGCATCATTTAAAGGTGCAGGATATTATCATTGGGATGATGGTAGTGCTGCAGGTAGATGGATACAAATAGATAGTAACAGTGTGGTAATAAGCACAGGAGCTTGTTAAATTAAAATACAATGGCAAAGAAAGGAAGAACAAAAAACAATAAGATATGCCCGGCAGGAATAGCATGGGCAAAAAGAACTTTTGATAGATACCCGTCAGCTTATGCAAATATGGCTGCGAGTAAATATTGTAAAGACCCTAACTACGCAAAAAAAAGTAAAAAAGATGGATAAGAAAAAACTACAAAAAATTTCAAGTGAATTGAAAAAAGCATCTGCTCTGCATAAAGGTCAAGCAGCAAAGATTGATAAAATGCTAAAGAGTATGAAGCCAACTAAAAAAACGAAACGTGGGTGAGTTAAAGAAATGGAGAGATGAGAAGTGGGTTCGTATAGGAACTGATGGTTCAATACTTGGAGCATGTGGCACGAGTAAGAATAAAAAAAATCCTGACAGATGCTTACCTTTGAATAAAGCAAAGAGTATGACTAAAGCTGAAAGGAGAAAAACTGCTCGTAAGAAAAAGAGAGAGGGTAAAAGAAAACAGTTTGTGT